GATATCTATAAGGAATCTGTATAATTTCGCTGTCCCATTTTTCAACGACCGTGTGATCGTCTAGCATTCTCATAAAAACAAATTCCCAGCTAGATCTAGCCAACGGTGTTTTTTTCCCTACATACTTTTCGGGATTTTTCATCTCGAAACGACTTTGTGCAAATTTTGGCATTAGGCTGAAATATTTCTAACCTGAGATTCTTTAACTACTTGAGAAGTTTTAAAACCTAAGGTTGATGTTATTGTTCTATTATTGTTTAAAATTTCACCTACTAAGATATTGATCTGAGTTCCTGTTAAGGTCTTCATCTGATCTAATAATTTGAATATAGGTATCCCGTCTAGCTTGGCCTGTTTTAATAGCACTGCTGCAGAAACTGTGCCTGCATCTTTGTCAAATCCTCTAGATTCAAAAAAACCAATAGCCGCATCTACTTCTGCAGCTAAAAATTCTAAAGGTTGTTGTCCGTAAGAATCAAAAAATAATTTTGTCGCTTCTGCGCTATCTGATACGTTAGGTATCGGTAGGTTAGTTTTAATAGTTTTTTCGGTCATATAGTTGGTGGAGGATTAGTTAAACTTTTTTGCGATGCTTCTGTAGTAGAGTTACTGGTTTGATTTTTAGGAAACACTGCTCCTATAACTCCACCTATTGTGCTAAGTCCCTGAGGAGAACTGATGATATTGATAGCTTCCTGTTTTAATCCTTCTTTGCTTAATTGTCCAATATTTTTTGCAGTGTTAATACCAGCTATAGCTGTTCCTAAAAAACCTCCAAAACTTCCAAAAGCTTTTCCGCTACCGATAGATCCAAAGACAGATTCTAATCCGGCTAACACACCCCCTTCTCCTGTTAATGTAGCTGTGCCGCCGCCTGCAACAGTTAACGGTGATGGTAATTTATCGTAATGTAATGTAGCAAACCCCTTGGGATTACCTTCACTGACAGTTCCGTGTGTATAATACACAGCTTCGTACTCAAGGCTCATAGTACTATCTAATGTTTCGTTGGCGGCATAATCAACATTATTATGATTCCAAGTTTTTATTCTAGGGTTTACAAGAGTGTATCCGTTGAATCTACTTCTGCTCATTGTATAGATGCTGATAGATTTAAAAATATCGCTCACTTTGTTAGCATCTAAACCATATCTAAAATTGTCTAGCGATTCGGCACCAGAAGGTCTGTAATGTAGTGCGGAGTAGGCCGATTGTGGATTGTGTCGATCCTGTATATATGTTCCGTAATATATGGCCCACAAAGCGTTAACTATTCCTTGTGTATCGTCGTGGAATGTTATGTTAACTGGTTCATAATTTATCTGTTTGTATAATATTTTTTTTCTGTTATATTGATTTTTAATCTCGGTGTCGAAATTAAATTTAGGAAGGTCTGCAGATTTTACCAACACTCCTAATTCTTCAGTATGCCTATTAGTAAACGCCGGAGCCTGGAAACTTGTTTTATCTATTTCAAACTGAACATAGAATAAAAATTTAGTTCGAGGACTAAGTCTGAAAGTATTGTCAACAAATACTCGCGTAGCGTGTTGCCAGTTCCCCATTATACCTTTTGGGGCTAGAAGACCGTTGACAAAGTTTCCGGCAAAATTATTTGGTCCGTCGCCTGTGAGATATCTGATGAATTTATTAGCCATACAATATTTATGTCATAAAAAAAGCCCGGAAATTCCGGGCTTTTGTCGATCTAGATATTTTATAAAGTAAATATCTGCGAACCGCCGGTGGCTGCTGCTGTAGCTGTCTGTCTTGCTACTGCTGTTCCTACACCAGTTCCTCTTGGTGTCTGGATTAAGTTATCAAAACGGATAGTTAACGCGATCTGCGCAGCTTCGTTAGTACCGTAATTCAAATCACCGTAGTCTGCGTTTTGCAAGAAGCATCCATATAGTTCAAAAGTTTCTAAGATAGAAGGTTCGTTAGCTCCATTGCCGCCATCTAAAATTTCAACTTTGGTTGTGAATTTATAGTCGATGCCAGAACGTGCCGAACTTTGTTCAAAGAAATCAAACTGTTTCTGAATCTGTTGACCAACTAACTTGATGACGTTATTACTTGCATCATCTCTAACGTTAATCGTCACAGGCTCTAATGTGTATTTTCCTGCCATATAGACTTTTGAGTTGTATACAGGTAGTTCGATTTCTTCAAATCCTACCTTTGGACGACTCACATCTACTACCTGCTTAGTTAGTTCAGTGCTTGCTGTAGTGCCAAATCCCAGAAATAATACTCTAAAGCGATATTTCAGCTTAGGCATTAACAGACCTTGGTTACTACCAGGACCTGCAGTCTGAATTGACATATTGTTTAATGTTGTGATTGCCATATTCTATGCTCCGATATTGTATTTATCTATTAAATCTCACCAGTATTCTTGATACGCAGTGGGATGTAGATGAATTCAACAGCCTTAACTGGTTCGATAGCAATGTCTACCCATAGCTCATTGCGATCAATTCTAGAATCGGTATTGTTAGACTCATCACAAACAACAGCAAAGTCGTATAATGCTCTCAAACTAACTAGTTCAAGCAGTAAGCTTTCACAGGCTTGTTTGATTTCATCTCTAGTGATTTTGTCGTTTGGTTCAAAAATATACGGTCTAGCTAACTTATTAAGCTGACTACGTAGATAAACTGTTAAACGTGCTACATTGATTCTGTCTAATGCAGAAGCATTTCTTGCACGAGTTTTTTGACCGTATGCAACGTGACCAACACCTACGAAGAAAGGAATTGGATTGATCTTTAAATCGTAAAGTGTGTCTCGTTGACCTTCATTGAGCGCAACTGTTTGGAATTCTCCTGTAGCTGCATCAATGTATCCTACGCTGGTAGCATTTGTGATACCACCTCTTCTTGTACCTGCCGGTGCAAACCAAGGATAGCTAACAGCATCGCTTAGAGCGATTGTTCTTAACATCATATGACTTGCTGGCACAACAGCATTAGCACCACTTAAATCTGTAGTGAATCCGTTTGGATAATAAACTGCACAATACTCGTCGTAGGTAACAATACCTTCGTCACCGTTGTCAGTTACTAATACTGCATTAGTACCCCAATTTGTTAATGTAGTTGCATCTGATGCTAGACGTAGTGGGGTGTCGCCGACTACGAACGCAGTAATGCCTCTATCGATATTTAGATTAACTAAATTGCTTAGAACTTCTGGATATCCAGGAGCAGCGATTAAGTTAAAGTTACGACGCTCTTCGTCACGAATCTCTTCGCTGGTGTCAATAACACTCTTAAGAGCTGAAACTACAACTTTACGTTGTGCTTTGCGTCCGAAGCTACCTGAGCCGTCTTCGTTATTAGCAGAAGCTGTTACCCAACGATCAGTAGCATATGCTGACATAGACTCGTCGTTGTATCTTCCGTTATCTTCGGCAGTATTGATATAGCTGTTTTCGTAACGTTTTACATTACCACCGCTTCTGCGTGTATTGTAAAGCATCATACCACGTGGATATAAATCTGGATCTGGTGCATCCGGATCTAGGTAATTGTTTGTTAGCAATGCTTTGATAGTAGCAGCGGTGTTTCCTGTAGCTCCACTGGTTCCGTATCTAGCATCTGAGAATAACACACCTTCTTCAGTTTGCTGATCTGTTTTATCGACCAATTTCCATTCTAGATCTGCTACAGCATCCCAACGATAGATAGTTGGGAAATTTTCTAAGTCGGCTGTGCTAATCCAAAGATCACCATCAACTAAAGGAGTACCGTCGCTTTGTGTAGTAGGTTCAGTAGCACCTACTTGTGGACCGTTAGGATCTGAATTAGGGTATGCTGATGCATCTCTATATCCTACCCAAGTTGTACCATTATGGTACATCATATCAACATCGCCGAAGTCTGGATTGTACCACAATCTTCCGTCTTCTGGCTCGTCTAATGGTGCATCTCCGCTGGCTGCAAAATCTTCTGCTGCTAGAGGTTCCCAATTAGAAGCTACATATTCTTCGACAGCATCGTCTGGCAATGCATAGAAATTAGCTGTACCTGCACCTGTGTCTAGGTTATAGTCAGCGAATAGCAATGCGATAGGAGTTCCGCTACCGTCGATAAATCTAATTTCTCCGCCTTTCTTATGAACAATTTTCAATTCATTGTCCGAAGTAACGCTGGCTTCGATAAGATTTGTAATTTGATCGCCATTTGAATCTACACCAAAGTCTGCACCATTAATAGCAGTAGCAATTAATTCTACATCTGTAGAATCTGCTGTGGCAGTGAACGATACCGAAACAGAGTCTAGTGTAAGGCTTCCTGTACGAGATTGTTTCATTGTAAAGCCTTTGCTACCGGCACTGAATGTTGAGCTAGTAATTACTGAGGAAACAATTTCTGTATTTCCTGTGGCTTTTCTATGGAATACTCTGAATTTCGCCACTGCAGGTGTTGCTGCTGTAGCTGTTTCATCGCAATTAAATTGTACGTATACATCGTCTTTGGCTAGATTTACACCTCCGCCAGATCTGTCTAGGTAATAAAGTGCTGCATGGCCTGTGGCATAAAGCGGTGCTGAAATAGCTTGCCATGTTTTAGTAGCAGAGCTCCAACGCTTTACTCTCCAACGTGCTCCGTTGGCTGGCTCAGTGGTCTTGATCCAAACAGAACCGCTTGGTCTTGGTTCATCGCTGGCTGTTTTCCATTGAGGCACTATTGTATGTGGACTGATTTGTAGTCTTGGAGGATAGTATTCTTTAGCACTATATCCTAGAGCGGTTAATAATGCGGAACCACCTGTACCTGCTTGGATTTCTACAACTCCGGTTTGAGTAGAATCACCGCCTGCGTCAAATGTTGCTGATCCATCTGAATAGATGTAAAGAGCTGATCCAACTCTCTTGGCGCTGATACCTTGTCCTGATAAAGTAGGATCTGTATTAATAGTTGTAGCGGTTGCTGTCAACTTAGCATTAGTGTTGCCACCTGCACCAATAGCTACAGATACTCCGTTAATAACAAAAGTTTGACCTGTAGTTAATGTAGTGTTAACTGCTGTACCAGAAACAGCGGCCCAACTAGCTTTCCATTCTGGACTGCCAACTAGTACCCAATCACCTGCTGCAATTAAAGTTCCACCGGAATATGTGCCGCCTGGTGACTTGTACCAAATTCTTGCTGGCTCTTTGTCTCCGAAGCTACCTACAGACTTTGTTGTATAAGTGCCGTCGTCGCCGATAGTTTCAAACACTACTGCATAGTCTCCGATAGCACCTACAGATGTCTTAGGTCCGTTGCTGTCGAGTTGATCAACCTCGTCGTTGGTAAACACTAATGGTATTTTATTGGTAAACTTCTGGCCACCAGTTACTGTTGCAGCAGCACCGTTCCACTCTTGGATACCCCAGGTTGTTGCTTGTGTATCTACCCACCACTTTCCATCTGCTGGTTCTGCTCCCGGGGCTGTTGATGCACCTTCTAACTCATCGAGGTCGATGTTTGCTCTTACGATAAATGCTGAATTAGAAGCTCCTAGATAGCTGTACGCAGCAAGTAATCCGTATTCGTTTCTTTCGGATCCGTGTATTGGTGCAGAGCTTGCTGTCTTTTCAAAGAAAGGTACACCAAAATTTTCAACTAGATCTCTCTGGCTGGTTACTTTAAATGCTTTTCCTGCATTTGCTTGTGTTGTTGCAGCAGCGGTCGCTGTTCCGGCTGCATTTAATTTATTCTCTGCCGTAGCAATTACAATTAAAGGAGTTGTACCTGGTTCTGCAGGTGTATAAAAACTCTCGTCAATAACCGTAACTTGTACGCCTGGTGATGTTAGTGCCATTCGGATATCTCCTGGGGTTAATCTTATGTCAAAGTATTTAGCACCATTTTATAATTTTGGCCTGTTTAGGTCAGGTAAAAAGGGGCAAAAAAGGTGTAAATATTTTTATGAGACCATTATGTAAATGCGGATATAGACCCCGAGCTGTTAATTATAAAAAAAACGGCAGGGTCTACTATCGAAGTTTGTGTGAAATATGCTTAACCAACGGAGTCTATCACGGTATTCCGCGGTGGTTTAGATCAGGCTACAAGATGAAACAGCAGTGCGAAAAGTGCGGATTTAAATCTCCGCACCGAGAGGTTTTCAGAGTATTTCACATCGACGGCAATTTGGATAACTGTCGTTACAGTAATTTAAAAACAGTCTGTGCCAACTGTGCGCAGATACTCGGTAAGGAGGGAATTACTTGGAGACAGGGAGACCTTATCGCTGATAATTGATCGAATCTGTTTATACAGATCGTCGATGCTAGAATTATTCTCTATGATCGCATCGAATTCAGTGCCAACCCAAGAAGTTTCTGATGCGTGTACTTTTCGCATTTTCAATTCTTGGAAAGCCCAATTGTGTCCTTTGTTTGCCTCTAAAGCCAGATCGTACCAATCTGGCAGATCGCCTCGCTTGACCCATATAATTATACCTCCAGCATTTCTTATACTTTGTATCTCGTTAGGAAAGCGACAATCGGAAATTACTACACTGTCTTTAGAATTACGCAACTTATTCTCTAAGCTGGCGATCCATATGTCATCGTGGAAGCTTTTGCGGCATACTTCTGTTCCCCAATACTGTAAAACCCAGCGGGGAGTTAGTGTGGGCATATCAAGACGATCAGCCCACCACGGATCTATTTGTTCACGCCATTCACGAGCTTCTTTTGTACGTCCTTCTAACAGTGTCCGGTCCCATCCAAACACCGCGCTTACAGCATCTTTAAGAGTCGACGCAAAACTCTCTCTTCTAAACTCGTGAAAATTTACCAAATAGTCCGCGATAGTATCTTTACCCGAACCGATGAACCCGCAAATTCCAATAATCATAATGTCCTCCAATTAAAGACATTATAACAGATCTAATGTAGCAAGGTCAACCTATGATGAATGTATAGCCCGAACCGCCAGGAACCAGTTTCATGAGATCATCGATAAGTTTTTCCATTTCTTGCTGGGCTTCGGATATTAAGGCAGTACCATTTAGCTGGCCGCCTCCTTGCGGTCCGGCGATCTGTCCAAATTTACTGCGGGCCTGCCCTAGCATCATTTTGCAGTTAGCAAGGCTGTAATCCTTGATCCATTGTCCAGAATACACATCCTGGATTATAGTAGTGTCGGGTTTGGTATTATATGCCTGTAACATAACACTTTCTTCTGTTCTAGGACGTTGTTGTATTACCAATTTACGACTTTCAGGATGCCAGGTAAAATTAATAAAGCTTCCAAACATTTTTCCCACTAACTCTTGATATCCTGCAAATAGCTCATAGGTTAATAATCCGCCCATATTAGTTGAGCTTAATAGATAGGTATTTGCATAGGCTAGGTTAAAAGGTTCAAACACAGTTCCTCCTGTGCCGCCCCCGGTTCTTGAACCTATACTTCTGCGAAAAATCTGTCTAACTTGTTGTATTTCCTGCGGTAAAATATATTCGTTTACATCAGGCTGTAAGTTTAAAAAAATATAAGACTCTTCTACAGAGTTATCGCTGCGTTGTCTAAAAACAGATAACGCTCTGTTTAGTGCAGTTTCATAATGGACGGGATCTAGCTCAACGTCAATCATGCCATCGCCTAGCATAGTTTTGCAGTAATCGTAGACACCCTGTTTGATCTGGTTAGTTTGGCTCATACAACTATTTATCGTAGCGGTAAATATAAGACTATGCCAAGACTTTCGCTTTATCGCCCAGAAAAGGGCAACGATTACAAATTCATCGATAAAAATATCTGGGAAATGTTTCAGGTAGGCGGCACTGACGTTTTTGTACACAAATATATAGGTCCAGGAACTCCGACCGAAGATACACCATCTACACCTGATTACGCCAATAACAGTGTAAGCAATATCCAGGATTTATTGTTTTTAGAAAACAGAGACAGAAAGTACGATCCTGATATCTATGTGTTAAGAGGTGTTTATAATATACAAGATACGGATTTCAACCTTAGTCAGTTTGGATTATTTTTACAAAACGATACAATTTTTATAAGTTTTCATATTAATGACACTGTCGAAAAAATAGGTAGAAAGTTAATAGCAGGTGACGTTATTGAATTACCTCATCTAAAAGATCAATTCGCATTAAATGATTTTCAATTTGCTCTTAAAAGATTTTATGTGATCGAAGAAATTTCAAGGGCAGCAGAAGGATTTTCTGTAACTTGGTATCCGCATTTATATCGAGCTAAATGTAAGCCGTTGGTTGACAGTCAAGAATTCAAAGATATATTAGACGGACTAGCAGGCGAAGGCAGCGACCAAACGCTCAGAGATATAATGAGTACCTATGAAAAAGAAATGCAGATCACTCAGGCAGTTCTTGATCAAGCAGAATCAGATTCTCCTCGCAGCGGATATGATACTAGCAAATATTATCATATCCAGAAAAATGATGAGGGTCGAACTGAATTAGTCAGCGTAGATACCACTCAGATCGATGCCTCTAGAGAAACACAGGCCACAGATGAGTACGGTAATTTAATATTCGATGAAAACGGTGATCCGATTTACGTAGGATCTACAGCATCAACATCGATACAAAGTCCTACCAGCGAAGGGTACGACAGTTACTTACTAGGCGACGGATTGCCTCCTAACGGTGCTCCATTCTCTGCAGGTGCAGGCTTTCCGGCTAATCCAGTAGAGGGTCAGTTTTGTCTCAGACTGGATTTCGTTCCTAAGCGACTGTTTAGATTTAACGGCACGAGATGGATCAAATTCGAAGATCAAGTTAGAATGACTATGAGTAATCTTGGTGCCGACGATGTACAAGAAAGCGGTGATATGTTTGAAGGGAAAGAAGCTAGATATACACAGAAAACCGGCTTTATTAATAATCAAAAAACCAATGTTATCAATGGTAAAACAGTTAAAGAAAAACAGAGCCTTAGCAAAGCTCTAAGACCTAAGGCAGATTCATAATGGATTATTTTTACGACGGACAGATACGAAGATACGTAACACAGTTTATGCGTGTTTTCATAGGTTTCAAATATAAGACCGGTGGAACAGTTCCAGAAGAGAGGCATATCCCTGTGATGTATGGTGATATGACTAGACAGGTAGCAGGTATCATCAAAGATAATTCCGAAAATAAAATGTCTACTGTGCCAAAGATAGCCTGTTATATTTCCGGTCTTGAATTAGATACATCACGACTAGCAGATCCAACTTTTATCAGCAAGGTACAAATCCGAGAAAGAGCCTATGAATTCGACCCGGCCGGAGATCCGGTATATAGCGGCGGTCAGGGCGGGGGTTATACAGTAGAAAGATTGATGCCAACTCCGTTTAAGTTATCTATGAAAGCAGATATATGGACCAGTAACACTGACCAAAAGCTGCAGATATTAGAGCAAATTCTAGTTCTTTTCAACCCTAGTTTAGAAATACAGACCACTGATAATTATCTAGATTGGACCAGTTTAAGTGTTATCTATGTTAACAATATCAATTTTAGTTCAAGAACTATACCTCAGGGTGCTGAATCCGAAATAGATATCTGTACTCTAGAATTTGAAATGCCTGTGTGGATCACACCGCCAGCAAAGGTCAAGAGATTAGGTATCGTACGATCGGTTATATCTAATGTATTTTCAGAAAGCGGAGATGTAATTAATCTCAGCGACCTTTCATTTAACTTAGGTAATAGGGAAGCAGATATTTCTATACGTAGAACCAACGATAACTACAGTGTATTATTGTTGAGTGCAAATAATCCTAGTCTACCTAATTTATACAATGTTTCTATTTTAGATGTAGACCAGATAGCTAATGTACTGCAAATACCTCTTACAAATAAATTTGGAAAAGATATAAATTGGGAAGTTGTATTAGAGCAGCAAGGTAGTTATATCGCAGGATTAAGCAAGATACACTTCTTGCAGCCTAGCGGATATGAAGTTACGGGTACGTTCACTGTAAATGCCATAGACCCCAACTATCTGTCCGTGACTATCGACAGAGATACAGTACCGTCAAATACTCTAACTGCGTTGACCGCCATTATAGATCCTTACAATTTTAATCCCAAGAAAACATTCAACGGGATATCTAACATACCTGCAGGCACTAGATATCTAATGTTAGATGCGGTGAATAGCAGCATGAACAGAGGACAATCTGGTTACGATGGCCCAGATGCTTGGAAAAATCTAGATGGATCCGATCCCGAAATACTAGAAAATTCAATTATAGAATGGAACGGTGACGAGTGGGTCACTGTTTTTACACCGACAGAAGAAAATGAAAATAACTATGTGACTAATCTTACCACAGGAATACAGTATAAATGGGACGGTCAGCAATGGTTAAAGAGTTTTGAAGGTGAGTATACTGCCGGATTCTGGAGATTCGACCTCGATGCATAATAAGTATGGTTATGCAACAGCGAGCAGGATTATTATTTCTAGCAAAAAATACGGGTCGTATATTATTGATCAGCGAGGATTCTCGCTGGACTGTTCCTACGTTTGGTCGTAAATCGACTCTTTTAGAAGATTCCCAAGATCTAATCTCTTCCTACAGCAATGGTAGACTACTACCTATAGAACTATACCTCAGCGAAGATAGAGGTTTTGAATACGGAACATATGTGTGCTTAGTTGATCAAGAGTTTTTGACCACTGCTACACCCACGCTATGTTGGGCACAGTTAGATTATTTGCCTAAGAATTTACATAATGGTTTGAAAACCACATTAAATAATCAAATTATAAGAACTAAAATAGAAACCATATTGGAGTTAGATGATGTTGTCACTGTTAAAAAATGAGAGATTCCTATCGGAATACAAACAATGGAAAATGAAAATAGATAGTCTAGGCGAAGGAGTTCAAAAAAAAGAACTCCAGGACCTGATGAACAAACTAATCAATGAAGTAAAAAGACTAGATACCTTTCACGAAGAATTAGTGATATCTCATAAACTACCGATGGATATGCAAGAATCTAAATTACGAATATCAGAGATCCGTAAAAAAATCCAAAAACGAATCAATGATATTCGAACATAATTAGGCCTGCGCTTCACCCCAACGAAGAATTAAATTAGTAGGTGTTGCTGTCCCAGATACTTTAAAAATATTAATGGCTAGTACATCTGGTCCATTGGGGAAGGTGCCGCGTCCTCCGATCGCTGTGGTTCCCAATTCTTTCAAAGCCGACAAGTCAAGAGTTGCGGTTTCTCCAGGGTTACATATGAAAGAAAATACCTGTTCTCCGGGCAATGCGTACTCAGCACCGAATGCAAATGTTATGGTTGCTGCTGCTGCAATCGATGTCGATGATGTTTGTGTGAAAGTAACCCTATAAACCGTAGTCGCCCCTAGTGTTCTTGTAGTGACACCACTAACGGTAGTACCAGCTGGGAACTGAGTAACGCTCGGATCCAATCTTGTTCCGATAGTTGCTCCCGAAGCTGGGAATGTGGCAGAGGTAAAGAAAAGATAGTTCGTTCCACTGTAACTAGAAGCAGTTTGACTTGCTGTTACATTAGTACTGATATTCGAACCTCCAGTAGATGTACTGCTTGCACTTCCAGCTGTCCTGATCCTAGTATATGCCGTTCCTGACAATGTTACATAGCTAGTGGCTATTTCTTCAACTCTTGTGCTAGAAAGGTTAGCTGAACTGACAGTGTCCCCTACTGCGATACCACTGCTGGCCGCGACTGTGTTAGTAATCAGAAAATCTCTCTGACCGCTTCTAAATGCACTATTGTAGTTGCTGGAAATTTGATTCGTCACAGTGACTGATCCATTACCGAACACGTTTATAGTATGATTCCTACTCATGTAAATGATATAATAGGTTGAATCCCAGAGCTGTATCTGGTTAATCGTAGTACCGGCTGGAATACTAGCACCAGTTATCCCGTCACCGACTAAGGGTTTAGTGGCGAATCCGTTGTAATCTGCAATAGTTATAAAGAAATAATTAGTGCCACTAAATGCAGAATTTCCGCTGAAAACGGCTCTAGTAGTCATTGAAAATGTAACTAAGGCCACTCCTTGAGCCGATACCGTGGTAGTTACAGCGCCGGCAACTGCGGCTGTGGTAGTTGTTCCAGAAGCACCCCAGCTCACCGAACCTCCCAGTGCGATCTGAGCAAAACTAGGCTGACCACCTGCTGCCGCAGAGTTCAAACCGTTCCAAGTTATGTTTGCTGGATTTAGAGGATAGTTGGTCGGATTTAAGATTCCTTCAACAACGACCGCTCCGCCCCCCGCGACTGTATCAGAAGTCACTGACAGAGCATTTAACAACAACTGAGCTCTGTTTAACAATTCTCTTTCTCCTAGATCTCCTACAACGGCATTAGAAACGCTCGGTGCTAATCTGATCAAAAATGCTGTTCTTTTGGTAGTGCTGGCACTGACCCCAGTGGCCGCATAGTTAAAAATGTAACCTCGATCTTCGTCAAAATTTCCATCTATCAAATAAGCACTACCCCAGTGACTGATAATCGGGCTTGTAGTACAAGACACTAATACCACTCCTTGTTTTTGATTATGACTAGCGGCTGCTCCTGCGGTATAGGTCCTAGTTGCGCCTGCAGCGAAGTTGCTCAATGACGCAGATCTTGTGCAGCCTGTGAGTTGATTGGTAGTAGTGTTACGACCAGAATAAGCTATTAATTCGTTATCTACATAAACTGTTCCGCTGATTGGAAAATCGGAAACATCGTCTAATGTAATAGAAGTTTGAGAATTATTTATACTATTTGTCAATCTGCTTCTAGCACCTTCGTTGGATACTTCGTATCTAACCGGAGCATTACCAGTACGCATATATGCTTCTGTATTTAGATTGTTACCTTTCAATCTGTGACAGAAGACGTAATCACCGTTAGGACCTCTAAACATCCAATCAATAAAACCTGCACCGTACCAGCTAAATTGAATACCGATCATCTGCATCTTGGTTACATCAATATTATAACCAGACGGTCCAGTACCGTCACACTTGTCTAGATTCCATTCATCTTGAGGAATTATGATATCTTGTATTTTGCAAACCTTAACTCCGGTAACATTATTCACACCTCTAAAATCCGGAGTCACAGTCATCACTGTATTAGAAGTTATGTTAGCAACTACGTGAGTCATTCCTCGAATAACGATTCTATCGCCCTCTTGCAATTGGTCTAAAAATCTAGTATTTGTTCCGGTGACCGTGTTACTATCAGCATTAACAGCGATAGTTCCCGCAATTTGAAAAGTAGAACTTCTTCTCCCTACGGCTAATTTTTGACCGTCATATTGGAAGAAAATACCGTTTTGATCATCGAATGGTCCTGATCTAACCGTAGCACCGTGCCAATATAGAAGAGCCATTTGACATTGACTACCTATACTACCTGTAGTATCACCTAGTGCTGTTGTGGCCACTACTCTAAATGTTCTTTCATCTGATATTTCGCTGACTAAGTATTCTCCGTCATACCCCGTAGTCTGCACACCGCTTAATCTAATTGTTGCACCGGCCTGTAATCCGTGATCAACGTCGTCAGTTGTTATTGTTATTATTGATCCAGATGCAGTTCCAGAAGCTGTTACACTTCTCACATCAAAACTAGGGGCAAACAAGGCACCGGTATTATACATGGCACCTTTACCAGACTGATAACGGATATATTTTTTACTTTGACGTATAGCTTGACCTCCGTGCTGCGGACCACCTGTACCTAGCTGAACACCGCCGTCAAACGGTCTGTGTGTAAAAAATGTATCAGGTCTTACATAAACTATTCCTTGTAACAGAGCAGTAGTATCGATAGTTCCGGACGATCTTGCGGTATATCTGATTACATTAGAACTAACAACCTCTTCAACAGAAAACGGACCAGAAGCCAACGCATGATTCGTTCCAGTTGAGCTTATAGCTACGTTTAGACCCATACCTGGAACAAATCCGTGATTAGACGGGAATGTTACCTGCACAGTTCCAATAGACGAGTATGAGATAGTTGAAGATGCTGCTACAACGCCGGTGGTATTTTCTGACAAAGTTATTGTTGCGTATACCGGAATTTGGTCTCCGCGTACCGCTGTACCTGATGTAATAGATGCTGCTGTAGGATATCCGCCCGGTGCAGATACTGTGTCTATACGTAATAGAACATCGTTAGCCGGGGTCGCGCCTTCTAAACTTGTTCCCGGAATTTTAAATCTGTTACCTACATAATACTTGGTTCCTGCACTTCCGGGGAAAGCTGTGAGGCTGTAAAGTCCTCCTGCTCTAGTGATGAACCAATTTCCGCCACCAGATCCTCTCGAAATGGTTCCAAACCCTTCTATATCGCTGAATGTGCCAGATCCCGTTCCTGTGCCTTCTGCTATACTAACTCCGGTGACCGCGCCGCCTGAAACAGAATCGATATTCAAATATAAATCATTTGCCGGAGTCGCACCGCCTAAAAAATCTCCGGTTATTACCGCAGTATCTCCTACTACCCAACCACTGCCACCACCGCTCGAACCGATGCCGGTCACACTATAAACTCCGGCAGTTACGCTGATATTAAAATATGCATCTAAACCGGAACTGTTCACTCCCGTAGCAGATCCGTTGTATATGCTTTGATCTCCGGTATGTCCTACGGTAACTGCCGAATTCAAGCTTAATGTCAACCCGCCTATCGAACTTATCTCGACTAAGACATTAGGTGATGCTTCGTTGCCTACCGCCATACCTGCCTGTAATCCAGAAACATCTGTTAAATCGATACTGGTAGCTCCTGGACCGTAGGTTGCTCTAACATATCTGTAGTCTACTATACCGTCAGAATTCGATGGTCCGAAAACACCTGATACTTGTGTTCCAGACGCGATTCCTGTGCCAGAAAGTGGAGCCCCGATAGGAGGGGCTAGTCCTACAAATGTTAGTGTATTTTGACCGCTCGATGTACGTAGAGCTGTTGTGAACGAACCACTGCTTCCGTTACTGTACACTGAAAATATAGGCTGACCTACACTTGCACCTGTATAGAATGCTGCTTGCCTTAATTGTGTCGCAGAAGTTGCTAGTATCTGTCCATTCGATGTTCCTACTTTTGCTTTTGCATAAAATGTAAATGTAGTTCCACTAGGTACAGTATAGATAATAAAAGTTCCTTCTGCTCTAGCAAATCCTGTTATACTCGATGCTAATGCCTTTATACTGATTGCTTGGCCAACCACTAGTCCGTGAGCACTTACTGTAGTGACTGTGATAAGACTACCGCCAACACCTCCTGTACCAGAAGAAGCATCTGTGACTATCGACGATACAGGAATATCTGTGGCTGAAACTTCATAGGTCGCAGGATATCCTCGCTGAGTACCGATAGCCTGCCATTTAGTTGGCTGTAATCCGTATTCGAAGTCAGCGTCAAGCATGGCCTGAGGTTGTGCCACACGCATACGTTCAATGGCGTCTGTACCAAAATCATATGGGCGTACACGTATTTCTGTATTTTCTAAGAAAATTTGTATGCTATCGCTGGCTGACATCGACGAAGTGTCGAATTTGAATCTAACTATTGTAGTACCGTTGTTTACCTGTAAGGCATTAGGATATGCTGTGCTGTTTCCTTCATTGAATTCTACTGTACCGCCTTTGGTAGGCTCAGCGAAATTATAAATCACTATATTATCAGTGACATTAGAAATCAATAAAATATCTTCTAGCTCTACTTTTCCGAGAATTTCTATCCTACCTAATTGTATGTCTTCGACAGGCAGACTGGAAAGACCATTTTCTATCACATCTTTGATATTGGTCAATAGTGTTTGGACTCGAGCATATGAACCTTGTTCCGCAGTTTTCGTTCCGTCTATAACTTGAAGTTCTATAGCCTGTTCCGGGCTTGGATCAGTAGTATTAGTAAGGATATAGGTATTGATCAAGTCTCTGGCAAATTCATAGCCTTCATATTCGGGTATCCTGTTTCCATCAATTTGGGCTACTGAACCGTTCCAATAACGACTGGCAACATATCTTATATTTTCATTGCCGCCATACCGTAGATCATGTAATAAAGCATCGATAACATATCCGCTGTCTCTTTCGCACTTTGCCGTATTAAAAGTGTATCCAACATAAGAGGAATCACCTGCTGTGACTAAATTTTCTATGAAACCTATGATTTCTTTGATAATAAATTGTCTATTTTGACTTATTAAACTATAAGCGTTTGGTAAAATATTTTCATCTATGCTTGCACCAGGGGTAAAAACATAATTTTTAACTAATTTCTTTGCCATTTATTTTTCCTTATATTCCGAACGCCATCGAGAAAGCTAGGATATTTGAATCTACATACGATTTCGTAACAGCGTGAGTGGCTAATGTAGGTGCTGTGGTTATATTTACATTGCTTCCTACATAAATTTGACCGCCAATGCCGAGACCTCCAGTAATAACAACTGCTCCTGTGGTTGTAGACGATGATGCTGTTGATGCTGTAAATTTATTTGTTGCTCCTGCAACGTTTAATTGTCCCTGTATTCCTACTCCTCCGGTTACCTTAACTGCACCGGTAGTTGATGATGTGCTGGCTGTACTGTTGCTAAATGTTGCTATACCTGAACCGATTAATGTTGGAACATTTAATGTTGTTGTACCGAGATTGAAGGTAAAATTAGCGTTTCCTCCAAAACTTCCGCTGTCATTATATTGTACTTGGGTATTAGACCCGCCGGGGGGTGTACTTCCGCCTTCTCCGCCGCCGGCAGCCGTAGCCCAAGATAAAACTCCGGCACCGTTCGTTCTTAAAAATTGTCCTACATCGCCGTCAGTGTCCGGTAAAGTCCAAATAATATTTGAAGACACATTTGTTGCAGCCTTGAAACCTACATAATTAGTATTATCGGAATCGGAAAAACGAAGTTCTCCCCTGGTTCCAATCCTTAAAAATTCATCTTCAATAACAACGTGTCCGCCTATATATAAGTCGTCAGTAATACCTACACCTCCCGTTACTCGAAGAGCACCGGTACTTGAATTTGAACTGGCAGTTGCGTTTGAAACAAAAATAGGATTTGTTACAGTTCCCCCACTAAATCCACCGAACTGTGTGGGTTCCCATCGACTATTCGCACTCGACCAATTTAACACATCTCCGTTAGCGGGCGTTCCAGTGACTACATCTCCTAGATCATCTAAATTATGATTAGATATATTGCTTACTGTTCCGTTAACAGTCCCGTTTATTATTCCAGAAACCGCGAGATTGCCTCCTATCGAAGCATTTCCAGATGTAGATAAACTAGTGAAAGATGGCGATGTTATCGGTTGTATTTCCCAAACCGTCCCGGACCAAAACCAGGTGGTTGATCCTTCTGTAAAGGTTTGATTTACTGTTGGGCTGTTAGGAAAATTAATCGCCATTTTTTAATCCATTTATATATTTAATTATAATGTTGAGAAGTCTTTGACTACTATGGTACCAACCATTCCTGCGTGAGCTCCACACTGATATCTGTAATTTCCAGAAATACTACTAGGTATTTTCCAATATAATGTTCCTTGTGTTTGTCCTTGAGCCGACGAACCAGTAGCCACAGTACCATTAGTAGCAACATGAACTAAACCAGTATTATAATTAGTGCCGCCGCTATCCTGAATTAAAAAAGGATGTCCGGTGACATTTAGATTAAATGCTATAGTTGTACCATTTATAGCATAGATAGTAGGATCATCTGTAGTTCCGTATTGATCAAATCTGTAAGCTACTGCACCGTTATTTGTCACAGTCAACATAGATATCGCTGGTAGATAAATTTTATCTATAGTCAGCGATGCTGTAGAAACATCAGATAATCCGGTAAAGGCAGTGGCTCCTGCAGATACAGTGTTAGTGATGGTAACAGTGTCTGAAGAAGAGTCTGTGGTTATAGAAATTCCTGTTCCTGCAACAAGGGTTATCGTGTCGTTAGTAGAATCTGCCACTACGTTGCTCTGTCCTGCAACTGCAACTGTGCCGAAAGCACTGGCACCACTTGCAGAGTTAGTAATAGTTATTGAATCAGACGAAGCATCTGTAGTTATTGTTATTCCTGTTCCTGCTACTAAAGTCAATGTATCGGTGCTGCTATCGGCTACTACATTACTTTGCCCTGCAACCGAGATTGTTTCAAAACTATTACTTGCTGATCCTCCACTGGCAGATGCTGAGATAGTTATTGTATTAGCATCGGTTCTAGTAAGGGTGACATTTGATCCAGCTGCTAATTTTACATCGTCGGTGCTTGAATTAGAACCGGTCAATCGTAAATTTACTCCTCCGGTAGCGGTTTCTGCCGAGATTCCGTAAGTTACAGAAGATATAGTTATAGAATCTGTAGTAGAATTAGTTGTGATACTCACGCCACCGCTACCTGTTAAGGTTAAGGTATCGTTAGCAGTATCCGCTATCACAGACGATTGTCCAGTAACCGCGATCGTATTAAAAATATTTGGTTTATTACTTAAGTTAGTAAAATTTAAGTAATAAGTACTGTCAAGACCGTCTAATGTATCTGCATCAGTGCCGCCACCGCCGCTGGCAACATCAGATGCCGGTACCCAATTTGTACCGTTCCACTTCAATACCTGACCAGCAGTAGGGGGTGTTGTTGATGTATCTACATCAGTTAATGAATTTATTCCGCCAATAACAGGAACATCGCTGGCATTCGCAAGTGCTACCCATTCTCCGGCATGAGCAAAATACATTTTACCATCAGCATGACTATGTGCGATTGCTCCGTGATAAGTAGAAGCGTTAGGAAATCCGCCCTGGTTAGCATAATAAAATGGTATCACACTACCAGCTGCCGGGGCTGTAATTGCTCCATCGTCTCCTATTGTAACAGGACTAGTTTGAATTAATTTGCCTGTTGCTAGATTAAATCTTGCAATTGCATTATCTGTAGAACTTGCTGGTCCCGATACGTCTCCGCCACCTCCGCCGGCCGAAGAATTGTCTGTTCCGTTGACCCAAATACTACCATTATATTTTAAAACTTGTCCTGTAGTTGGTGAAGTAATGGAAACGTTAGTAAGATCGTTTAATGATGTGGCGCCGCCACCTCCGCCACCTCCGCCACCGCCGTATACTAAAGAGGTAGGCTGCACCCATTGACTGCTATTTCCATCGTTATAATATATGAATATCTTGCCTGTAGCAGTATTAAACCAGATGGTTCCGGGATCAACACCTTCCGGAGGAGTATCTCCCAATGCTGCTCCGATTACTCCCTCAATATTTTCTAAATCGGCACGTAATAACGAAATACCGCCGGTACTAATTCCGTCATACAGGCGTAAACTGTTGCTGTCTTCGTCAAAAAATACTTCTCCTCGAGATCCTGTTTTTCTATCTAAGAAATCGGCATCTCTAGGAATAATTCTAAAGTAGTTGAATGCTTGCATACTGTTATTTATCCTGTGTTCTAAGTTCTATATTCCGCCTTATAAATATTAACATGATGACAGATTTACCCGTATTTGACAAGGACTCTACAGTTTTTCCTTATTTCCTGAAGGGCCTCAAAACACTGCTGGAAAAATACTCTACTGAAATAGCCAACGCTGACGATAAATGGGCTAGAGTAAAAGAACTTTGGTTGAGAGAATACGATTCTCAATTAATCGACGAACAAGGTTATTTTTCAAATATACGATTTATCAATCCCGTCGATTGTATGAAATTTAGTCTTACTTTTTATTAGTTGATTTTTATAGTAGACAACGGAATTTCTATGTTGTATTTTTTGAGTATTTCTTGAATTTTATCTGACGATTCGAAACCATAAAATTTTAAAAACCTTTTATCTGTATCTCTTATAAAGGGATAATCGATAATATAAAATTCACAGTAAGGATCCCAAGCTGCATATACTCCGATAATTCCAGGATCATAATAGATTTCTTCCCAGACACGTATGTCTTCTATATCAGGGTTACTATTTGAATTCCAAGGATCACTTGGCGGAGTTTTTAAGAAATTTTTATCATAATTTCTCTGAGACCAGCTATTATTCTCGATATCAAAATTTGAAATAAACTTAGCTACCATTATAAAGCCACATTTCGTCGTCTGCTACCCAAGTTTTGTAAAGACAAAGATCTATTCCTAACTCTTTAGATCGTTTATAGACCTTTTGCTGTGCGCCGGGACCGTAATAGGTTTCTATGATCTTATCGTTATATCTCTGTCCTTGCTGTAGAGGAAGCCAGCCTGTTGTCACCATATAAAATTCTGCAAATGGTGAATAAGATGCGTAGACGCCTATCCCGTGACCAGCTTCGTATAATATTTCCCAGATATCAACATCTTCTATCTGCATTTCTCTAGAATAATCCCATTCTTTCGAAGCTGGTAGCCAAGGGGTATTTCTATCTAGATGGTTTCTATCAAATAGTTCATCTTGATCTCTTGGACCAAGTATATTATGTGTGGTTTTAAAAAGAGGCATTATGGAAACGGATAACGAACTATTACTATCCCAGGAGCGCCGAAGCCGCCAGGACCTGGTCCCGAATTGCCCGATCCTGATACTCCTCCACCGCCACTACCGAAGTTATTTCCGTAATAAGGAGCCGGAGTTCCTTGTCTAGGGTAAATGATTCCCCATCCTCCCGGCCCGCCATTGCCAGGGCCACCAGCACCGCCGGGTCCAATTCTCGGACCGGCGCCACCACCGCCTCCGCCAGCATATGTAGTTGCATTTCCTGGCCAGGTTGTGCCAGGGCCGCCTGTCCCACCAGAACTAGGACCTGGTTGCCCGGCCCCACCGGAGCCACCACCGCCTCCTCCTCTTCCGGATGAGCTGCTGCTCTGTCCGTGTCCGCCCGGATTTCCTTGTCCTGGAGTTCCGCTAGTAGGAGAACTAGTATTTACTCCGACGCCGCCAGCAGATCCGCCCGGATTTCCGTTAGTAGTATAAAACCCACCACCTCCACCGCCGGTGGAAGAAATCGGTCCAACAGATGATCCGCCGCCGTCTCCGCCCGGGCCGCCCGGTCCGCCGTAGCTGCTGGGTTCGAACCCGGTGCCACCGCCGCCAACGGTAACAGGAGTGGTTCCAGTGGTTAGAGTGAATGTTCCTGACCTATAGCCGCCTGCTCCGCCCCCGCCGCCCGAGCCGCCATCGTTTCTTTCGGCGCCGCCTGCTCCGCCGCCTGCGACACAAAGATATTCAACCATCATTCCGCCGCCCGCGCCTCCCTGAAGATTTAGAATATTTGGACTAGATAGGTTCCTTAAAAAGAGATTGGCTTCTCCTACAGATGTAAACATATGTATTTTATAGCCCCCTGCAGTATAAACTTTATCTCCTCCAGTTAATTCCCAGCGAGGTTTTTCAATTTTTAGCTGTTGTTCTTTGGCGTGATTTCTTCGAATAGTAGTTACAAATGGCATTTTTCTTTCCTAAAGGAGTGATATAATATTTAGTATTTTTTTATTTCAATATTTAGTAAAAACTTGTTTTTGACAATTAAATAGCTATTATTAAAGGACTTAAGATGACCCTTCAAGTAAACGGATTTTTTCCTGGAGAAATCGAACCTCACACTATTGTAGGTGGTTGTATAGCTATTTACGAAAATGTGTGGCCAAACCCAGACGAAGCTATAAAATTAATGGAAAGAGAAGTATCTAATCCTAATTCTGGAACATATTGGCAGCAGGCAGAAACTATAGACAGCGGAGCTTATCAGAACTACAGAACTAATAAGTTAATGCCTGTTACTCACCTTGCCTATATATCTAATAATCCTGCATTACAAAATATACATAATCAATTCTATATGCTTTTATTGGCTGCTTCAAATCCTTATGCAAAAAGATTTAGAATTAAAGAGCAGCTTTTTCACGAGCATTATCATATGTTAAAATATTCAGAGGGAGAAGAGTACAAACCTCATTACGACGGCGGAACGGTCATGGGAAGATCGATATCTGCTATCTGCTATCTCAATAATGATTATGAGGGCGGAGAATTAGAGTTCCCAAATTTTAATTTTAAGATCAAGCCAGAGCCCGGAATGTTGGTTTTATTTCCGTCTAATTATGCTTACGAACATATCGCGCATCCTGTAAAATCGGGAACAAAATATGCGTTAGTAACATGGATCAAGGATAGAGACATATAATATGTATTTTCCCACATTATGTGTAGATAACTTTTACACTTATCCTGACAAAATTAGAGAATTTGCGCTATCATTAAAATTTGAAGAAACGACCCAGATACCCTGGCCAGGCAAAAGATCAAGATCTCTCGATTCTATTGACAGCGCATTCTTTAAAAATTTTTGCGATAAACTTTTTTCTTTAAATTTTGATCTAAAAAAAACAAGCAGTTTAAAATATTCTGTAGAAACTTATTTTCAAATAATGGAACCAGGTCAGTATGATGACATCAATCAAGGATGGGTACATTCTGATTATCGAACTTACGCCGGTGTAATTTATCTAACGCCGGATATCGATCTAAATTGTGGAACATCGATATTTAGATCTAAAAATTATTTCAATAGTCCGATAAATTTAGAAGAAAAACAGGATATGTACCTAAACTATCAATCCTCAAAATCCAATTATTATAAACAAAAGATACAAGAAAATAATGAACTTTTTGAGGAAACTATTAATTTTAAAAACATTTTCAATCGACTTATTGCCTATGACGGGTTCCAGTATCACGGGGTTAATAAATTTACAGGAAATGATAATCAACCAAGATTAACCCAGGTATTTTTTATACACGAAATAAGCTCAGATTATTTTCCTGTTCCTGCATCGAGACAGATACTATTATGAATTTTAAAAATTTTTTTATTAAAGAAAAAGAAATAATTTTAGAATGTTTTACTCATTTAAATCATGCTTACGATTATGCTAAAATAGATCAAGCATCTAAGTATGTTCCTGATTGGTGGAAGAAAACTCCTGGTCAACTACCAGAACTAACCAAAGGTGCAACTATAAAACATTGCACTGGATTTATCGATTATTACAAAAAAGGAATAGTGATTCCTTCCTGGTTTGAAATGGAGTTAGAAGTTGCTCCGATTGGAGAATATCCGGAATGGCAGTGGCGGTCATCAAATTCTGATCTGGATACTAGTCATTCGCACGTTCAAAGACAATTCGAGGGATTTTCGGGTCAACAAGGACACAATATAAAAATTGTATCTCCTTGGGCTCTAAGATCAAATGAAGAAATTTATTTCACCTGGACTGAACCGTTATGGAATATGGTTGATTATCAAGACACGATTTCTATTTTACCTGCAGTTGTGAATTACAAATATAATCACGCCACTGAAATCAATCTTTTTGTGAAACAAAAGAAATATCATCAAAAATGTACTATTCCAGCACTAAATCCGTTAGTAATGATGCATCCGTTATCCGAGAGACCGGTAAAACTAATACATCATTTAGTATCTAAAGAAGAATATTCTAGATTGTTTGGAATTGACAAGATGATTATGAGAGATACCAGCCATGATTCTTCTCAGATCTATAATCGAAAGAAAAAATTACATCAAAAAATAGAAGAAAGAGAAAAAGGATGTCCTTTTCACTCCAGGGGAAAATAAATGAATAATGATTTTTTTATCAAAAACGGTTATGTAGTCGTGAAATCTGCTTTATCTCAGGAACTGAGAGATTTTATAACCCAATATGCGTTATTCGATGAAATGCAGGATTTCACACCCGAAAAAAAGTTAAGAGGAAAAGAATATGCTCAGGTGGCCGAGGCACATTCTAAATATGGTGATCCTGCAATGGAATCTCTGTTGTTGCATATGCACCCGGTGATGGAGAGAAGCACTGGACTGAGATTATATCCCACATATTCGTATTACAGAGTTTATAGAGATAGAGACGATCTACAGCCGCACGTAGACAGACCGAGTTGCGAAATTTCAGCTACCGTATGTTTAAATTACAATTATGATGATAAAGATTGTTGGCCGATTTATATGAATGGATCTGAAGTAAAATTGTATCCTGGAGATATGGTTATTTACAGAGGCTGCGACTTAGAGCACTGGAGGAATGCATTTGAAGTAGACCAAGATGCTTGGCAAGTACAGGCATTTTTACACTATGTAAATGCAGATGGTCCTTATTCAGAATTTAAATTTGATCGAAGAGAATCTATAGGAACACTCGATAAACCCGATGTCCAGATAGAACAAGATCAAGCGAGTCATCAAAAAAATTATATTATATTTACAAAATGATAGAATCTTGGTTTCCAACATTAATTTATAACCATTTGATAGAGTTTGAGCATAATCAGTATCTCAAAAAAATCGCTTTAGATATCTATGAAAAATCTAATAAAAATGTCACGACTAAATGGGCCTGTGATACTTTTAATACTATAGGGCATTATGATTACAGAGATGCCAATGATCCGATAGTAAATGATCTTGTGGAGATATTTAGACTTAAGGTCTACGAATTCAGCAAAGTCTACGGAATTACTTTACCTATGATTCATCTTCATTGTAAAGATCTTTGGTTTAATGTTGCCGAACCCGGAGCATATCAGGAATATCATCAACACACAAGATCTCATTTTAGCTTAACTTATTATGTTGATGTTCCTACAGATTGCGGTAAAATAAGATTTCGAAGTTTTGAAGCTCTTACCGATATGTATACTTTGCCTATTGAATCCCATAATGAAAATTTAACCAGTTGGAAAACCTGTGCATATGAACCTGCAGAAAATTTACTTTTGATTTTCAGATCAAATTTGCCTCATATGGTTGAAAAAAATCTTAGCAACAAGCGGAGAATTAGTATAAGTGCTAATTTTGAATTTGCATGATAGAATTACTGCATTTTGAAAATTTTGGAATATTAAAATGCCAAATACCTCAATCATTATTGGGCAAGCTACAACAAGAAGCATCATCGGACAACAATACTGCGCATCCTACAGCTATCGACGGTAACGGAATTCCTAAAACTATTAAACTAGAAAAGAATTTAGATGAATTTAAAATGTTTGTAAAGGGTATAAGTAAAGAATTTATCAGTTCATTTCCTAGATATTTTAATAGTTTCGATCATTGTACTCATAATATGCCCTTGTATTTTAATCAACCTTGGTTTAATCTACAAAAAAAATATGAATTCGTACCGAATCATTTCCATGAGGGCTGCATAAGTTATGCTTCCTGGATTCAAGTTCCGTTTGAAATCAAAGACGAGCACACCAAGGGAAAAAACAATTACAGCGGATGTTTTGAATTTTCCTATATTTCAATGTTAGGTAACATCATGCTTGAGAGATTGTATATTGACAAATCTTGGGAAGGCACGTTAATCATGTTTCCTAGCAAATTAGTTCATTGTGTATATCCGTTCTACTCCAGCGACGAAGTAAGGATTTCGTTGTCTGGAAACATATTATTTGATACGTCCAAATGAAATATCAAATCACAGATAATTTTGTAAACTATCAGGAATTTAAAAAAATTCAGGAAATATTGTTGACAGCAAATTTTCCGTGGTATTTAAATTCTAATAAAGTTCAAAAAAATTCGGTGGTTTCTGACTTACATAATTTTCAATTCACGCACACATTTTTTGACGAATATAAAATCCAAAGTAATTTTCTATATCTGTTAGAACCTTTATTAATAAAAATAAATCCTTCAGCTATCGTTCGAATAAAAGCTAACTTGCAAACAGTTACAGATAAGGTTATTGTTTACGATATGCACAACGATGTTAATGATTTTGATGGAGAAACTGCAATATTTTACATCAATACTAACAATGGATATACTCTATTAAAAGACGATAATGTCAGAGTAGATTCGGTAGAAAATCGATTGTTGACATTTCCTGCAGAAACAATGCACACAGGAACCAGCTGCACTGACCAGCGTGTGCGCTGTGTTATAAACTTAAATTACTACAAATGGAAAAGTTTAAAGTAAGATAATTTTGCCGGGCTCTGGTGGGGGTTCTTTATATAACCACATATCGTGATCATCTACCCATTGTTTTTGTACGGTAATAGGCATTCCTAACTCCCTTGCTCTTTTATAAGCTGCTTCCATAGAGCCTGGTCCATAAAAACATTCTATGTTGCTAGGTCTTTCTACTATCCATTCACCGGTTATCATGTAAAATTCAGCATAGGGAAGATATGCTGCATATAATCCGATACCGCCTGTGGCGTAATAAATCTGTTCCCAAATTTCTACATCTTCGATTTTCATCTCCCTACTGTAGTCCCAGTCTACAGTAGGTGGTGCATAAGGAGAATCGGTGTCCATCCAATTTTCATTGAACAGTTCTTCTTCCCAGGGAGTTTTTAAGATGTTGTAAGTGGTTTTAAAAGTTGCCATATCAAGTGAATGGATATCTAACTACTACTAGACCGTTTGAACCATAACCCGATCCGTTCCAACCAATGTTAGGAGACCAATAACTTCCAGCACCGCCACCTGATCCAAAATTTGATGAATATGCGTGTGTGACACCCCAACCTCCTCTAGGATCTTGGCTGTAAGAATAATAACTATAACCCCAGTTTGGAGTTGATCCGTGGCCTCGGCCACCGCCATGCGCACCGTCACCTCCGGTTTCTGAAGAATTTCCTCCACCGCCTCCACCGCCAGCTCTAGTAACTGCTGATCCTGTGATAGAGCTCGATGTGCCAAATCCTCCCTGATGGATCGGGCCTGGGCTGCCGCCGGCAGTTGATGATCCGCCACCGCCACAACCTGACCAATAAAAGGCTCCGGGTGAGCCTGGAGTTCCTTGTCCTGGAGTTCCGTTTCCTGCTGGATACCCGGCTCCCGAGCCACCGCCTGAGCCACCCGGTTGACCGGGAATACCGCTGGTATAACTTGAGCCACCACCACCACCGGTGGATGTAATAGATCCCATAGTAGAAGGACCACCAGTATTAGTGCCGCTGCTGTAGGATCCGACAGGAGGACCTCCGGCTCCTACGTTTGTAGGTGTGGTTCCAGTGGTTAATGTTACTGTTCCTGATCTATATCCGCCAGCACCACCGCCACCGTTACCGTTGGTCGAGTTGCTATTACCGCCCGAGCCTCCTCCAGCGATAACCAAATATTCAACCATCATTCCGCTAGCAGCAGTCTGTAAAGCTAGAGCATTATCTTTATACTGATCTTTTAATTTTACATTTAGTCCGGATTCTCCCACGGATGTAAACACGTGGATTTTATATCCTCCAGCAGTGTATACTAGATCTCCACCGGTAACCTCGAAAATATCTTGTTTTCGAATTTCTACTGGCTGTTCTCTATTTACTTTGTTTCTTATTGAGCTTATGAATGGCATTTTTTCTCTCTTTACGATGCTACTAGGGACGAACCGCCTGTGCTGGTAAATTCGTGACGTCTAAATCCACCCGCTGTAGTCACTGAACCTCCAGTCACTGTTAAGGTTCCGGCCGTAGCTATATGAAATACGACCCAAGAATTCGTATCTCTTTTTCTTATATATAGTTCTTCATTTTGGGCCATGGTTCCTGTAGCTGTTAGGGTAACACCCGCAGCACCTTGAAGTGTTACGTTAGCAGATCCTAATCTATAACACCAAATAACTGTGCCCGTAGGAAATGCGACCGTTGAGTTTGTAGGCACGGTTAATGTTGCTGTTGAAGAATTATTCATATTGATCACACCGCCGGCATCAGTTAATTGCATAGTATAACTGGCAGTTTGTATATTTTCTGGTCGAAGGCTGTTTGCTTTGCCGTCGACCTGTAATGCACTGATCGTTAATAGTCCTGTACTGGGCTGGAAAGTTAATTTTGTGCTAGAAGTTCGTACTGCTGTTAAGTTACCTGTAGTAGCTGTTCCTAAAATTACATAATTTGTTCCTGAATCGCTGGTATTATCTGTAATGGTTGCTCCGGTAGTCGAGAATGACAAAACTCCCGCACCGTTAGTTACCAATGATTGACCGTTAGACCCGTCTGTAGCGGGCAAAGTCCATATCAAATTTGCTGCGACTGTTGCTGGAGCTTGAAATCCTACATAATTGCTGTTATCAGAATCACCAAATCTTAGATCTGATTGACTAGATAGCTGAGCATCGGCAGAAATAATAAATCTACCGGTTCCTACTGGATCTACAGTGATGTCTAAATTTTCAGCAGTAGAGATCACAGCAGTAGGCTGTATCTGCAATGCTCCTATGCTTGGTTCTCCTACAGCGCCGGCTGAGAGTTTTCTTGCCATTTTTTAATTCTCCTTTATGCTGTAGATGTTTCGATACCGTAACATACTGCCGACACTCCAGTGCCGCTAGACCTAACGACGATATATTTTCCGTTAGTGACATCTAAAACAATACCGGTTCTTTCTAATACACCTTTAGCAGACAGACTGGTTTCATATTCTATGTATTCTGCATCAGTCGGGGTAGTATTTGTACTTACTGCTATTCTAACAGTAACAGAACCACTACTTCTATTACAGAGGCTGACTGTGGCCACAGTAAAAGTATTGGCCGGTACAGTGTATAATGTTGTATTTGCCGCTGCGGATAAATCTGCTGCGCCTAATCTTCCTGTTGCCATAATTTATTCTCCATTATTATTTAGTTTAAAAAGTAATTCCAGGCCATTGGATATCCCGTGACTCCGCCTCTAAATTCAAACACTGCTTTCATTTTTATACTTGCACCCGTTATGTTTGTAATTTGATTAGAATCTATTTTGATTGATCCTGCTGTAACGCTATTTACGTTCAATGCAGCACCTCCTCCGCCGATCTGTGCTGCTATGTAAGCTTTGATAGCACGTTGCGTCGGAACCACAGTATCGGAATCAGCTGTAAAGAACGGATCTGTACTGAATTCAGTAATTGTTGCTGATCCGCCTCCTAGGGTGACTTCGCCTAGATTAAGTTCTTGCAGTCCGGAAATGTTAAATGCATCTGCATTTAATGTCGCAACACCTGTACTTTGTTCAATGCTGAATAAACCTCCTACTCGGAAATTACCGTCTTGATCTGTGCTGGTGTAGAAAACTCTTCCTCCGTCATTTTCAACTGTTTCGTTGGCAGGTATTGTTATCTGGGTAGCAGTACCTGGATAATTAGTTTCAACAACGTTTCCTGTTCCGATGTCTAAGAAATCATGACCAGTTAAGCGAACCTGACTGTATCTTATCCTGGTTGTTACGTCTTCTAAATGTTCAGGTGCTTCACTGATAGTGAACGAGGGACTGACCTGGAAGAAGCAGGTATACGCTCCGTCGTAGCTACCTAAAAATGTAAACACATTTACTAATTTAAATGTTCTATCCGGTAAGTGATCGAACACCACATTTGATCCAGGTACTGGTTGTTCTGTTAGTCTTCTAACTGCTACAAAACTTCCGCTTTGATAGATGTCTGCATATCCGTCGCCAGTATCAATTTCTGCTGATCCAGTTGAAAATCCTGTACCTCTGCTGTTAAAGGTAGGCTGCGATAATACACCTTTGCCTTTTCTTACTGATGTCGGTGCTTCGTATATATTATTTGGATCTGTTATGGTTAGAGTTGGAGCAGTGTCGTATCCCGAACCCGGTTCGATCATTCTGATAGAAAATATTTTTTCATCCGCTACATATGCTCTAGCTCTTGCTCTAGCACCACCTCTGACTCTAACCACATGATTACCGCTATCTTTCATGATCACGGTCCAATAACCTGTTCTATGAGGACTACCAAAAGCCACAGCTGAATAGCCACTCAGTGCGTTGTTTAGACCGCCGTTGGCTAGTCCTCTTACAGTCCAAGTTAATCCATTTTCAGAAGTAGCTACATAGCTGTAATCCTGAACGCTAGAGATATAAGCCGTAGCCATGAAAAGACCTTGTCCGTATCTTACTTTTTGGTATCCTGCTACTGTAGATCCGTCAGCAGATCCTAAAGTCATTGCTGTCCAAGTAGTACCATTGATACTATATGCGCCCGAATTACTGTTGGTAGCTACGGCTACAAATATATTATTACCAAAAGTCACAGAATTCCAGGCACTTGAAGCCGGTAAAGTCCTTGATTGCCAAGTCACGCCATCTGGACTCGACGCTGCTGCTGTGCTTCCTGTTCTTACAGTTACAAACAATCCTTTACCGTAGGTTATTTCTGTAGCCGCTCCTGTGTTTGTGCCTGTGATATCCCAAGCGATACCGTCTAGAGAAATAGCAACAGAATTATTTGTGCTATTTACTGCAACAAATCTTCCGTTTCCGTAGACCACAGAACACCAAGTTGTGTTAGAAGGCATACTAGTAGCAGTCCAAGTTATACCATCGTCTGAATATGCCGCTTGATCCGATCCAGATCTAATAGCCACGAATCGAGATTGTTCTAATACACTAGAACCGTCATCTATAGATCCGTGTGCTAATGCTACCCAGTTACCCGAAGACGGTAGTGTCATCGCTGTCCAAGTCGATCCGTTATCTGAATAAGCTCCGGCAGTGACTCCGCCTGTTCTTAATGCTACAAATCTTCCTCCGCAACCATAACCATCTGTATCAAATGCCAAAATCGCACCAGTAGTTGAAACTGCGGTAATAGTAATTACAAGATCATTAGTGCTTGACAATCCTCCTAAACTAGTTCCGGCGATCGTTATAGTTTCTAAACGTTCGTAACCTGCGCCCGCAGTTTGGATATAGGTAGTGTATTTCCAACCGTTTCTCACTACTGTAAAATTAGCACCTGCACCGCTTCCTGTATATGTTCCGTACAATGAAGTATAGGATGCTGTAGTTGATCCAAAAATTACATCGGACCATGTTCCTGGAGTGCTCATCGTGTTTGATACATCTGTGAAATTAGGAGCTGTAAAAGTCAGAGCTGGTTCGATAATATAAGTTGTCGATGCATCGGGAGTAGCTATAACTGTTCCCGAAACCATGTGATCCCATCCGCTAGCTCCTGTAGTTTCTTTTACCACTGTGGCAATTTTAGTTCCGCTATTATACGAACTTATTATTCCATATTGCCCTACTCCTGTTCCGCCAGTTAGATAAATCTTCATCCCTACGTAAGCTGAACTTGTTTCTGAATCAGTAGCTGCTAGAGTCAGTGACGATGATGTTCCTGTTTGCGCGGTGTTTGAATTTGTAATATATCCAAATCCGCCAAAATTTCCTGAAGCTTCTGGGGCGTTTGTACTATCATCTACTAGATCTAATAATCGTACTTCAAAAACTCCGTCATCTCTGAATTCGTCTTGTAATACGTTAGCTCCAGCACCTCCACCTGTGATAGTCCAAGTTGCTTCTGTATAATCTATACCTGCATTATCAAACTCGAATTGATATACGGCTTCGCTGTCTGTGAAAACAGAACCTACTACTGCATCAAATTGGAATCGATTATCTACTGTTGCAGTATTAGGTGTTTCAGTTATATCGTATCCTTCTGCAACTGCTCCAAAATCTCCGTAGGAACAGTTACCATTAGTTCCTCTTATTCTTCCGCCGCCTGTAGAAAGATATCCAATATGAGCATAATAGGTAAACACCGAAACTAATTCAGCTCTACCGTTATTAGCTACCCAAGCACCAATTCCATCGCTGATTACCTGGGTAAAGTCGTTGCTAACGATAGAATCATTGCCACCATTATGTATAGCACCGTCGATCTTTTGTCCTATGGCTGCTGTTCCAAAAGTTGACACCCCTTGAACATACGGAGATCTAGTGTTTATCCAAGTTCTAAAATCGTCAGGACCCCATCCAGGATCTAAGCTTACATAAGCACCTGCACTGACTCTAGATGTTCCAAATTCGTTAGGGGCAAGCAGATCGCCTGTTAATCCCTCTAAGGTCATATCTCTAACTCCAGTATTATCTCGTAGATAGAACATATCTTCTTCTAAGCTACCTATAACTGAATTAGAATACAATCTAGCTGCCATTCTAGACTTATAATTTCCTGGATATTTTAAATCAAATTTTAAAGCATCTAGATATCTGTGAACGTCTCTTTCGCACAGAGCTGAATCATAATATAAAGAAACAGTAAATGATCCCGACGCACTTGAAAGAGTTAATGCTGTATTACTATTTCGTGTAGACGAAATTTTAAAAGTAGTAGAACTAACTACATTTTGTACATAATAGGTAGTTCCAGCCGTAATTCCTCCTATAGATGTGCCGCTAAATCTTATAGCTGTATTTCTCTTCATCCAACTAGTACTGTTTACAGTAATTAAATTAGTTGTTGCTGCTGTGGCGCTTACACTAGAGGTGTAAGTAGAAGATACATAAGCTGTTAATTCATTAACGATATAAGATCTATTTCTTTCTAACTGTAGACAGGCATAATCTGCCGATCTTAAACCTGTTGCGCAAGAAGATCCTTCGTCGGTTGCTCCAAAAATAATATCATCAAGCAAGGTCATTAGGGTCTCTATGCGACTCTGAGCGGTTGCATTTCCGCCAACATTAGATTTAGCTTGATCTTTTACATAACTAAATGCGGCTCTTGTTGCTTCTTTTTGGTCATTATCAAATACGTCACTCGCACTAGATCTTAAGTATGCATAAGCAGCGTTAGTTGTTTGATAGTTACTATTAAACATAAAATCGTAACCAACTGCATCTAGAATAATTCTAGCATCTCGCTGACACTTAGCACTATTATAACTTAATGATCCGTAGTTCGCAGTAATAAACGAAGTCATATTTGTGACAATAGTACTAACTGCTGCACTTAATGTTGTATAGGCAGTAATTAATGCTGTTGTCGATGACACTCCGTTAGTCGATTCTGGTCTATCTTCAGTATCGAATATTAAATTCAGGCCGGTGCCGTTACTGACTGTGATCGCTGAACCGGCATAGCTCGTAGATAATCTAAATGCTGTTGATGTTAGTCCAGCTGAAATTACATAATATCTAACATCGACAGTGACTCCGTTTGATGTTGTTCTTGATATCACAAGATCGCCGGCGATTAATCCGTGAGATGGACTAGTATTAAAAGTATTGGTTCCTGTTATAGACGAAACTGTTACAGATGGGCGGCCAGTTGTCGATCCGGCAGTTAAAATTCCAACAATAATGTCGATATTAGCCCCAACAAAGCTGTTGGCGGCAGATCCCCCTGTAAGATTAGTAGAATCGGTCCACTGAGTGTCAGTATTTCCGGTTGAAACGGTTACACTAGTGTTAGCAATAATCTGCTGCATTACAGTTTTTAAACGACCGTAAGCAGCAATAGTAGCTGCAAGCTCTGTCGAATCGATCATTAGTGTTGAACCAGCACCATCAAAATAAGCCAGCCCAGCATTTAATGATTGCGTAGATCCACCATAGGTAAGATCATAGATCATCGCATCAATTATAAATCCAACATCTCTTTTACATACAGTTCTGCTGTACTTAATAGATGGATAATTTACATTGATATAAGAAATTATTTCTGATTGAATAAATTGTTTGTTTTCGTTTAGTAATGTTCTTGCATCACCGTAACCGATTAGATAAGAAGAATTGTATCCGGTTGGATCAGCACTAGATGCTAGATGACGAGTTCCTAGATTGAAATCTATTCTGTGTTGCATCATTCTTACCAAACGCTTGATATCAGTTTCTTCGACTGAGCTAGCATATGGGAAATTAATATCTTGTACGCCGATATTTCCGGAAGACTCTGTGACATTGGATCCTAAAATAACTTGTCCTACCACAGTTTCTAATCTTCCTAATGTATCAATGCTGTATTTTGCATCTGATCTGTGAACGATGCTGCCCGCTGGACCCGCATTTGTTGAGCGTAGTTCGTCGCCTAACAATGCTGTTTGTTCGGGAACTATTATCGGTAAGGTTTCACGGTATGTGCCTGTAGCTATTCTTATTAGATTATTAGGACTATCCCTTTCTGGTATGTTGGTAGCTACTCCCGCAGTAATTGCATCAGTTACAATTTCTACAAGATCGTTAATTGTTGGCATAACATCTTCTGATGTGTAGTCTAGGTCTATGTACTGACTTACAATCGCTGTCGAGTTATCACCGTTCAATACTTGATAATTTACCGCAGGAGCTTGATTGCTTAAAACAGAATCGACTACGGTTAAGAAATATGTGTATGCTGCAATTGATTCGTCGGCTTCAGCTGCCAGCCCCGATCCTCCATAGGGCATATTTTCAGATTCAGTTAGACCTCCGACAAAAGCATTCGCAGCTCCTCTAATCTTAACATTACCGCCATGCCCTAGGTCAAATATCAAAGCGTCAATTATAAATCCAACATCTCGTTCGCATTTATATTCGTCGTAATCAAAGGAAGAAGTAAACGGTGCGATATTGTTTGTTATCTGATATTGTATCCATTCAGTAACTTCTTTCTGTATAAACGGACGATTCATCTCTAAAAGATGTTTTGCATTTGGATTCCTTGGGCCGTTTTCTACCTGCTCGCAGGCGTAACGAATAGTTTTCCAAGGCTTATCAAAACTTCTACCCCAAACAGGCGAAGGTAAATCTGTTCCGTGAGGTGCGACAAAATATTCAAAATCAGTCGCGCCTAAAGTTACCCATTCTGGAATTTCCTCTCCGGCTCTTAAAATCTGACCTTCGAGGCCTATCGGCAATCTTGTTGGTCCGTTGTTTCCGTAATAGACTAGATCTCCCTTGGTAGTTAATACTGCTGTATCAGATCCGATCGCAAAAACATTCCAATATGTACCGGTAATATCCTGATCCGGTCTGCTATTCGCGGCGCCGCCGCCCGCAGGCCTAATAGTTGAGCCGTCATCCTCTTCTGATCTATGAGCTAATACGCATATATATGAATTGCTATTATATCTTACAACATCTCCGAGAACATATTCTGTATCATCTGTCCAAGATCCTTTCCAATCAAATCCTCCGCTTAATTTCGTCCAGTAAGAACTGTTCGGTGGTTTGGCCGAGACAGTAACTGTCATCGATCCTGATGCGGTAGAAGGGACGAAAGCAGTACCTCCGGGCTGTGTGCTAATTGTAAATTCAGCTCCTCCAGGAATAGTCTTAATGTAGTATTGGGTATCTGAACTAATATTGCCAAAAGTAGTTCCGCTGAATTTAACTGACATTCCTACAACCATACCGGCTGTTGAAGTTACTGTAAATTGTCCGGTTCCTGACGCTGAAGCTGTAGCAGTAGTTGACACAGAAGGTGAATCAGCTGTAGCTAGATATGTATAACCACCTAATCTTACAACTTCTCCTACTTTGTAAGAGGTAGTATTGATCCAATCTGAAACAAAACTAAATCCTTTGCTGAACAAACTCCAGTTGCTGGTGCTTGTAGACGGTGTAGCATTAGAATGATTTAATAAAGCTACATATTGATTGCCACCGTATCTTACGATATCCCCAGGTTGATATAACGTCGAACTATTCCAATCATCTTCAAAGGTAAAACCTCCTACTAATTGTGTCCAATTAGCCGAATCTGTAGAGAATAGAGCCGATGCAGAATGATATACTGTACAAATCCATAGTCCGCCACCGTATTTTACAACGTCGTTGACCTTATATCTTGTAGAAGTAGTCCAGTTTCCTTTGTAATCTATACCTGCATTGAATACATCCCATTTACTTTGATCTGCTTCTAATCCTAATGATACTGTTGCTGCAGAAGTATGACCTTGATTACAAACATATGTTATGCCACCATAGCTAACTAGATCATTAACTTTGTATCTAATCAATGCATTCCAATTACCTTTCCAGTCAAATCCTTCTAAGAATAATGTCCATTTATTTTGATCATTTTCTAAACCTAGTGCATTGGTAGCCGCAGAAGTATGACTATCATTACAAACGTACAAATACCCGCCATATTTTACGATATCATTTAATTTGTAAAATGTAGCAGCAGTCCAATCGCCTTTCCATTCTTGGCCATCGGACATCTGATTCCATTTTGTCGGGCTATATTCTAGATCTGTATTAAAATCAGCAGCTGATGTATGCCCAACTGCACATATATAAGTCTTTCCGCCGTATCGAACAACGTCATCGATGTAATAAGTAGTGGCAGTAGTCCACGAACCTTTCCATACAAATCTAATTCTACCTAATTTAAATTCTGCCATTTTGCACTCCGTATCATATATTTATTTTATTGCTGATTGAAAGACTTATAGAACATTGCCTGTGCTATAATACTACCAGAAACTCCAGTAGTTTCTACTGTAGATTCAAAATCTGCCCTCACAGGAACAATAATTTTTTGGGACAGCGTATGATTAATAAAATCAGGACCTACTCTTACAAATCCAGCGATAAAGCTAGAAGTTGATATTTCCGATCCGCCAACTGTTAATCTATTGTTAAGATATGCGACAATTGCTTTTTGTGTAGGCACGATATTATTAGAATCGGCTGTAAACAAAGCATCGGTTGAAAACTCTCTAATAACTACCCCAGATCCGCCTAATCTAACTCCGCCGATTCTAAGTTCAGTTAAACCGGACAAATCGAAGAAATCTGCGGAAATAGTAACGATTCCTGTAGCTTGCTCAACTGCAAATAATTCGCCCGCTCTAAAATTACCGCTTTGATCAGTTGATGTATAAAAAACTCTTCCTCCAGATTCTTCATATACTTCGTTTTCTGGTGTTGGTTGATATACACCTGTAGCATATAATTCGGGATAATTTGTTTCTTCAAAATTTCCTGTCCCGACATCTAAGAAATCATGACCTGTGATGCGGACCTGGCTATATCTAATTCTGATAGTCCCCCCAGTTCCGTGTGCAAGATAATCTCGAAGTTTGATGTTAGGAGTTATTCTTAATATCGCACTCAATCCGCCGTTTATAGCACCTAATTCATCAACGTCTACTAATTGATAAATTTCGGTATTTCCTGTAAACTGTATCTGGGCTCCTGGCTTAGGATAAAAACTCAAACCGTCGACGGCAACAAATTTACCCACAGGATAAATGTCTGCATAACCATCTCCTGATATAGTCACTGTTGTGCTAGATGTTTTATAGCCCGTACCTCTGTTGATCCATTCGGGATTAGTTAATACACCGTCACCCAATCTTACTTCTAATACAGCATCGCTAGTCTTACTTGGGTCAACGATTGTGTAAGATGGCGGTTCTCTATATCCGGATCCTGTATCCCAAAACTTAACTTTTGAAATCAGACCGGATTGTACTTCTACTCTAGCTAACGCTCGTTTTCCTGTTCTAATTCTTTGGAAATTAGAATTATTGTCCGGAACAGCTACCCATAGCGGCGTACTAGCTCCGGTTGTAGAATCATCTAACTGGATGTAGGGATTTCCTAATGCTATTGAAGTGTATACTGCGGACGTAGCTAAATTTCTACCTGTCCAATTTATTCCGTCGGGGCTAGTAGCAGCATAGGTTGTTAAGTCTGCGGTAGGGTCGCCTCCTACTACTCTGTTTCCTGTGCTGCCTACAGCAAAAAAGATTCCTTGTCCGTATCGAATTCTAGTCCAGCTGTGCGGAGTTGAACCGTCTTGCTTAGGCATTGTTGACACATACCAAGTAATTCCGTCGAAGCTATAAGCACAGTCTCCTTGTGACGATACGGTTACCCAACGATTATTACCGTATGCTACAGATACCCAATCTCTAGAACTACTGTCTGCAATCACATCCATTACTGTTCCAGACCAATTTATTCCGTCGTCGCTGTAGGCTGCGATGTTATTTGAGTTAGCTATAGCTACCCATCGTCCTTTACCGTAGGCTAAATCTATCCATTGATTGTCAGTAGAATCGCCTATAACAGGCATACTAGATGATAGCCAAGTTTGACCGTTTAAAGAATAAGCAGCTGAATTTTGATCCTCTGCTACAGCTACAAATTTCCCACCACCGTAGGCAACAGCAGTCCAATTTCTAGATGCGGGCATGATCCTGGCTGTCCAGTCGATTCCGTTAAATGAGCTTGCACATTGATTACTTCCATATCTTATGGCAACAAATCTATTGTTGCCGGCAGCAACTCCTACCCAATCACCCGAACTAGGCATATTAAACGGGACCCAATCTGTAGCATTAGCTGAGTAAAGTGCTGCACTGCCTCCTAATGACACTGCTACAAACTTTCCGCTGTGCCCTGTTCCTTCGTAGGTAAATCCTAATATAGAGTTAGTGCTGTCTTCTGATGTGGCTGTTACTGTGATAATTACATCATTTATGCCTACTTGACCCCCTACGGTATTTCCTTCGATAGTAAGAATATCGCCTACACTATAACCGGCACCTCCTGAACTTAATGTAACCGTATAAGTTCTTCCTACTTGTGATACATTGAAAGTAGCTATAGCCGCTGAAACTCCTATCACCGATCCTGTACCGCTATCTCCAGAAACGTTATTAAATGACTGAGTCAATTCACCGTAACATATATCACTCCAAAAAGTATTAATAGAGGTATCTACAGCAGTTACAGAAAAATCAGGTTCACTAAATATTATTCTTGGTTCGATCCTATATCGAGTAGTTGTATCTAAGGGATTAGCGATCGACTTTCCGGATATCATGTGTTCCCAACCCGGAGTATCGTCTGATTCTTTAGAAACTGAAACTACTTTGGTAGTTGTATTATATGCAGTAATGTAAGCATATTGTCCAGTACCTGTACCACTAACTATTATAATCCTTTTTCCTATATAATCAGTTTCTAAATTTATATCTGA